GTGAACAGGGGTGAGATAAGTATGAGGAGAAAGGTGAGATAACTGGGATTTCGGGGGCTGTTGCGGGGATTTTTTGGGACAGGCTCTGAAATAGAGTTGCACAGGGTGCAAAAGAAGTCGGCGGGCCGTTTCCACGAAATTTGGGCAGCTGGAAGAGCGAGCGGTGACGACCGTTTCGATGTTCCAATTTTACGGGCGAGTTGGATGTCCCGTTTTTTGCGGCTCGGTTTGGGGTTCCAAATTCGCGCGGCCGTTGGATGGTCCGTCAGGTCAGGTCGAGGAAGTCTTCCAGAATGGCGATGACAGCTCGCTCATCGTCGGCTGAGAGCTTACCGGCTTCGGGGTCTTCGAAGAGCATGCCGCGCCGCAGCATGTTGCGCGCCGGGGCGCCGAACTCGTGATAGGTGGAGTACTCGTGCGCAAAGCCGACGCGGACGCTGGTGGCGTCGGCTTGCCAGTTGAGGTTGTCAAGCATGTCGCCGTAGCGGTCGAGGATGCGTCCGTGGCCGACTTTTCCAACGCGTTCGGCGGCGGCGCTGCCATCGAGCGGGTAGCTTGCACGTGTTGATTCGGCCCACGGCGCCCATGGGTGCCCGGTGGGATCGGTCTCGGTTTCGAAGCGCTGGCGCACGCGGGCTTCGAGCACGCCGCCGATGTTGGCCATGGGTTCGGACAGGTCGCCCAGCTTGGCCTGCAGATCCTGCAGGTAGTTGCGGAAGGCGCGGTCGTCGACTTCGATAGCGATCATGGTGGTTGCGCGATGTGTCGCGGTTGCATAAGATAGAGGGGCCTCGCTACCGTTCTGGACGTCAGGCCCAAGGCGATGTACGCATCGCACGCGGCAGGCGGGGCTTCTTCTTTCATCGTGGGCGCTTGAAGAGACTGTAGAGCGTGACGATGTCCTTGCGGATCTTCACCACGAATTCATAGCGCCAGGCGCCGTAACGCGCGGTGCCTTTCATCAGTGGCATGCCGTCCGGTGCGTGTGTCGGTTTTCCCGGTTCCAGATGGGCGGCGTTGAAGATCTGCCAGAAGGCGGCTAGGTCGGACGTGGTGATGGGCACCTGTCCGCGCGCGAGCTCAGTGCGTCCACCGTGGTTCTTGAGTGCGTGGCGGACGCCGCTTTGATCCAGGCCGACCCAGCGCCCGCGCAACGTGACGCCAAATGGAAGCGCAGAATCCGCCGCCTCGCCATGGATCGGGCCGAGCGGGAGCGCCGGGATGCGGTCGCGCGCTTGCAAGCGCGCTTCTTCGGCGAAGGTAGCTGCCGCAGACGCAATAGACAGGCCCGCAACCTCTGCGGCCTGACGCAGCTTGGGCGGCATGGCTTGCAGCTTAGCGCGCGTGATGTCGAGCAGCGCCTGCTCGCGCGCGGCGACGCCGGCGTTGTAGGCAAAGCCGGGGTCTATACCAACTGGAATCTCTGAAATCTCGCCAGTGCGCCGATTGACGAAGGGCCTGCTGATGACATCCGGCCGCTCTTTTTTCATGGGTGTGCCGGTGGGGCCTTCTCCCTTGTCATATTCGGCCTGCGTGACGCCGATGACGCGGCAGCGACAGTTCCAGCCATTGGGAGGCATGTGCGTTTGCCAGAACGGATCGTCGACCGGTAATGTGACGTTGTCCCAGCTCGCGTGCAAGGGGCGAACGCGGTCGTCACGCATGGTCACGTAGCGGATATACGGCAGCGCGCGCTTGGTCCGCTGGAAGCGCGCCCACTGGCCGGCCGATGCGGCCTGGCGGGTGTTGGTGTCGTAAATGAGATGAAGGCGGCGGAGGTTGAAGGTGGTGGTGACCATCTTGCCGGTGGCTGGATCCAGAACCTGCTTTTCGCCCCACCATCCGGCATCGGCTAGTGCACCCTTTATGTCGCGTATCCAATCGCGCCGGTGGAGATCGCCCGCGACGCTTTGCTCCAGCTTGACCTGAACTGTATGCAGCAGATCCAGGCGTGCCAGGCGGCTGACGGTGAAGCGGCGGGCGTGCACGGTCTGCCACAGATCCTGCCAGGAGAACGTCAGCACGGATTTGACGCGGCCGCGCATGTAGGCCATGGCCTGCTCCGGTGGCAGGCGCCGCAGGCGGGCGAACTCGGCGGCGCTCAGCGTGTCGGCCATGGCTCATTCCGGCGGCAGGCCCGCCTCGGCGGCCAGGCGCGCCGCGAAGGCGGTTTCCGTGAGCGATCGGGAGAGGTTGCCGTCGTCCATCTGGTCCAACAAACCGGGCAATTCCGCCAGCACCTGCTCTGCGGTGAGGCCGCGGCGCGCGGCATCATCCAGGAACGCTTGCACCACATCGACCATGGGCGCCATGATGGGCTGCCACTGCTGCAATTCCTGCGCGACCAGGTCGTCGATGGCGTCACGTGGAACGGGCTCGGCGAAGTTGCTGGGTGGTGCAGTCCCTGTGCCGGGTTGTTGCGCGTTGCCGAGCATACGGTCGTCTCGTTGCCAGCCTTCACCGTAGTTCTCTTTGACGTACTCCTCGGTGGGTCGGTAGCCCATGGACGCGATGTTGCGATCGGTCTGGGATTTGGCATGGGTGTCTGTTTCCTTTTCGACGCTGCGGGTGACGATGCAGGGCTGCAGGCCGTTGTATTCGCAGATCCAGCGGATGAGCGTGTCATTGAGGGTTTCATTGAGCAGGGTGTTGTCAGCCTGAGAGAGTTCCAGGCGCACATCCTCGCGCTCGGTTGCTGCGGCCGCCAGAGCGCCACCACCCTGTCCACGTGGAGGCTGGCCAAGCAAGATCTCGGAGATCCAGTCGTCCATGTACTCGACCATGGACTGGTTGGGCGTTTGACCACCCGCGCTGAGCTTGGATTCCAGCAGCTCGATCATGGTGCCCTCGGGTGTCATGAGGAAGCCGTCGTTGCTGAATGCGCGCAGGGCTTCAAAGAGGGTGCCCTTCTCGCGTGGCGTGGCTTCGCGCGGGTACTTGCCCCAGGGCGTGGGTGTGCCGAAACGGTCGCACACTTTTGCCCAGGCAAGAACGCCCTTGCGCTTGAAGAAGACGGGCCAGTACAGCTGCAAACCCAGGCCAGTGCCGTAGGGGTTGCCATCTTCCGACTCAACAACGTGAACGATGAATTTCCGCTCGGGTACCGGAATGCCCTCTTGCATGGCGGCGCGGGTGAGCAGGCGGAGTTCTGCTGGTTTGCCCTCGGTGGTGTCTTTGTAGATGAAGCGGCGATGCAGGCGGACAGGGGACACGGTCCGGGACGATGAACTGGCGCTCGGGGCCGTTGGCGACGGACAGCGGCTTGATGGTCCAGACGATCTCGGCGGGCTGCCAGCCCACAAGCAGCGCGTTGAGCAGGCCACTGCACAAGCGGTCAAAGGGGAATCCAGACAGGATGTCGGAGACAATTTGCGCGTCGCGCTTGCCCGCTGGCGTGTCCACTTGCGGCGCCACCGACCAGGGCCGGCCAATGACGGCGAGCTTGCGTTTCTGCAGGCCGGAGAACACCTTGCCGTCGCGGCGCAAGTCGCGGTACAGATCGAACGCAAGGGAGCCATGGTCGCCCCGGTCCAGTAGCAGCGGGTCGTTGGTGAGCACCTGACCCATGAAGCCGGCGCTCCACGGATCCTGCTGGCGGGTGGCGGTTTCGCTGTCGAGTTCGGGGCGTTTGATTGCGTTGGTGTCTGGCATTACTGGTACCCCGCGTAAGTGTCGGCGTTGCGTGGCCCGCCGCTCATGAATTCAATGGGCGCGGCCGCGTTCTTGCTGGCGTACCACGCGAGCGCGCCGGCAATGGCGGCGTCGCCGTGACGCGAGCCGCCGCTGGCGTCCTTGGATCGCGCGCCATCGGGGACCTTGGGCACGCCGTTGATCATTTGCACCGCACGATGATCGGTCAGGATGCCGTCATCCTTCGGGATCAGGATCTCATCATCTTCATAGGCCGCCTTGTAGCGCGGCATGTTGTCGATGTACCACTGTTGGGAGAGCATGACGCGGTGGATGCGAGAGTCGCCGTATTTTTGCGTGGCTTTTTCACCCAGGTATTGACCGTTGCCGCGCACGTCGTTGGCGCCGGAGGCGAAGTGTGGCAAACGGTCAACGACATAAAAAAGAATCTGCTCCTGCTGCTGGAATGGCACGTTGTGCAATTCCAGAACAAACGGCGCGATCTTGCGCAGGCCCATGTCTTCGATTAAGGGCCAGATTACCGACAGGTCGACACTGCGGCCGAAGTCCATCCCGTAATAACTGCGGGTGTTTTGGGGAGCGCCGTCAATATCGGTGCAAGGTTTTCTTTCAACCAATCGGCGGTTGTGGTAATGCGCTCGTGCTCCCCGCGCAATTCAAAGCCATCCGGGCATGAATATCTAAGCACCGGATATTCATCACGCATGCGCGCTTCA